AACTTGTGGAAGCGTGGGACGTTCAAGATATTGTTAACTACCCACGTGTTGTTATGTCCTTCGACATAGCTTGTTGCGGTGGTGAGCGTCCACATACCTCGCGCTGCTAACTTGCGTTTTAGCTCTTGGTTCTCTTCGATCATCTTTGCCAGTTCTTCTTCTTCAACCGCTAAATACTTTTTGCTTGAAATCTGATCATCTTCAACAACCTGCAACAACGGCATGGCATTTCCTCCTTTCCTGTGATCGCCTCCTGACGGATAATGAAACCCGAAAGGAGGTGATATAAATGAACGATGAATACGAACGTCTTACAAACGATGCAAAGTATTTGCTGTTACAGCTATCGTCAAAATACTTGGAAAGTGTTACTGATGGAAAATCAAAGAGTGATGCAACAACAATGGGTTCTACACAGCAAGTCCATGATGACGTTATGCCTCAGTGGTCCCTACCGGATGTTTCGTTTACGATGGCTGAGCTTCGGGACGCTGGTTTTATGAAACTCTGGCCGGGCGACGGTTGTTATTACAATTCGTTCATCACCACACAGGCCATTGCGTGGCGTGAACAAAAGTTTGGCAATGATGTCAAAAAGGTTCTTGATGCCATTACTGGTGTCAAAAAACTAATTCCGTTCTTTTAGCCGTATGGGATCCAGTCATTAGCCGTGAGATCATCGCTGTATGGCACCCATTTTTGTCCTGGATCTTGTCCCATTGATGTCATGAGGAACCCAGCGTTTGTATTGGTCGGTATAAGAATCATCGGACGAGGGAACCACACCTTACGAGTAATCCCTCGTTTTTGCGTCTCCGCTTTCTTAATCGCTTGGTTGATATACATTATTTTGCCTTCTCCTTATCAGTAGTCGAACAAACGTTTTACATCTTCGAGTTCATATAAATGACGCCTATCAAGCAAACAACGTTAATCAAGAGGCATGCTAGGCTAAATATCAGTGCAAATGTCTCCAATGACTTTTTCTCCCTTTTTAAACTATCTCCTAACGCCCAATGAGTGACAAAGCGGTTTTCAGAGCTGCTTCTTCTTGATCGAGCGACAATTCTCTCATGCTAGCGATCAAGCTCAAGGCCATTCGTGCAAGCATCTCTTGTTCATAAGGTGCTTGCTTTTTTTCATTACGTTCGTTCATACTGCCATCCCCTTTTGTAGAAACTTGTTGATAAAATACTGCTGGCCTTTGCCGGTCACCTTTGGGGTCTTCTGAACTGTTACATGGCCGTCCGAGTGACTGATCGCCGTTTCCTTGACCTCGAACAAGCCTAGCTCCATCGCGCGTTGTGTCGGCGAGTTATAGTCGGCACCAATCCGTTTGATCAAATAGCCTTGCTCACGCATCCATGCGAACAACCGTTTGGCACCAATGTCAACGCCGTTCTGTTTGATCACCTTGGCAAGATCACCGACCAAGATGGTTGTGTGACTTGTGGCTACCGCGTCTGCAAACAACGCTTTAGGCTTCATTGTTTCGTTATCAGCCGTAAGTGCCGCTGTTTTGGCTTGTTCGTCCTTTAGCTGCGTTGCCAGATTGATAATGAAGTCTGGATTATAGATGGCCTTCTCAATCGTTTCAGGCGTCATGTACGCACCATGCTTACGGATTGATGGGAGGACTTCATGCGTTACCCAACGGTTAAAACGTTTGGCCGCTGGTTTTCGACTAGCACCAATCAGTTTGTATAGCCCCGGTTCGCTGATGAAATTTGCGCTACCCTGACGACCTAGATTAAATCTAGCCCGTTCGTCTTCGTCTAACGGCTTGATAGCATCAGACGGATTTTTAATTCCTAAAGCATCTGTCACATCGACAGCAGCAAACCATATAATGCCATGGGAGCTGACAGTCCGAATTTGGTTATCCTCGAACTGAAATAGTTGTAGTTCGTTCATATCTATACCGCCTCCTTTACTGGGTACTTCGGTTTTTCCGAAGCTGGTGACAAAAAAATATCCCCAACCGAAATCCCTAAAGCCTTTGCAATAGCCTCTAAGTTCTTATAACTGGCTCCGCGAAGACGATCAATGTCACGCTCATAGTTATTAATCGTTTTCACTGTTAAGCCAGATTCAGTCGCCAGCTCATTGACTCGCATGTCTCGAATTCCGCGCCATTGACGAAGCGTGAATTTCTCAGATTTTTCGTTCATTACTGTTTCCTCCTTTCGTTCTTTATGTCTATATAATACGGTTCGGTTTTTCCGAAGTCAACAATAAAATTCTGTTTTTCCGAAATTAAATTCGGAAATATATTTCCGTTTTTCCGAAGTGGTGTTATACTGTTCCTATAGAAATAAGGAGGAACTTGACATGTTTGCAAAAAATCTAAAGTATCTGCGCGCAAAACGCGGCTATGATCAGCAGACATTCGCTGAAATGATCCACCGAAGCGTTTCTACCGTCAGTGAATGGGAGTCTGGCAAGTATACTCCAAAAGCGGGAATCCTTGCTGATATTGCCAATATGTTCGGTGTAAAGTTAGACGACATGATGAATAAAGACTTGTCGAAGAGCGCTGACAACACCGTGATTGAGAAAACTACAAATACAATGCGGAAACTCCACCCCGAACGTCAGCAGAAAGTTTACACGTACGCGGAAAAGCAGCTCAATGAACAGCAAAATCCAGACAACGTTGTCAGCTTAGATGAAGCGCGTGTAGAACGTAATCTCTATGAACCAGAGTTCAATGTTGAGGTTGATGGTATTGTGGCCGCTGGATATGGTGCCTTTAATGATGATCGCGATGAACCAATGGACACAGTTAAGATCCCGGATAGTGCCATTCCGTCTCACTACGATTACTGCTTCAAAGTTGTCGGCGACAGTATGCATCCTACCTATGATGATGGTGAGTTTGTCTTTGTTCAAAAAACACAAGATGTTACTAACGGCATGATCGCGGTAGTTGATATTGATGACATGACATTCATCAAAAAACTGATATTCGAGCAAGATCGTCTGTGCCTTCGGTCATTGAACGATGACGTAGATGAAGAAACTGGCGAACGTATCTACCCGGACTTCTACGCTGACGACACAGACAATATTGAAGTGATTGGTAAAGTTGTCGGATCATACGCATTCAAATAATCTTACGTCCAAACCCTGATCGACGTTAAAAGCTGAATCTTTTGGAGGGGAATAATGAAACTACTTATCTTAATTGCCTTTTTAGGATCGCTCCTATTGGCTGCAATATTTGGCACATTGTCTATAGTTCAAAGAAAGGATCCGATAAAACTAAAGCGGAACCTTATTATTACCGCATTGTCGGCGGTAGCATTTATTGCAATCTTTTTTTGGATTGGCACCTACTCGGGAGAAAGCAAGAGGTCAGCTGCGTCTAGTTCGTCTTCAAAAGCTGAATCGTCAAAGGTCGAGTCGTCACAAGATGATGATGACAGTTACGAAGACACTGATAGCGATGACTCTGATGATGAAGAATCATCAAGCACAGAAACATTCAACGCAGCTGACTACAACACTGGGATCACTTATGAACAGTTGGCACGGACTCCAGAAGACTACAAGGGCAAGAACATCACTTTAACAGGCGAAGTTATTCAAGTTGTTGAGGGTGACGATGAAACTGATTTGCGTGTTGCAGTTGATGGTAATTATGACAATGTAATTATGGTCGGTTATGATCCAGATATTATGAACGGCTCTCGCATTCTAGAAAATGACAAGATCACCTTCTATGCTGAAAGCTTGGGTACCACCACTTACAAATCTACCATGGGTGGCAAAATCACAGTTCCATTGGCTTTGGCCAAGAAGATTGATGACGCCGGAACCGCTCCCGACGACTATGGTGATTAGTCCCTTTCCCCACGCAAGCGGCGTCCCCGTGCAAGCCGGAGAGTGGGGCTGGATACAAAATAAAAAACGCCTACCCCACCGAATGGGTAGACGCCTTATAGATCCATGATTGTATGGTAGATGCAATAGCACCTGTCTGTATTGTATCACAAGGAGGTGTAAATGTGGCCAGTATTAGTAAACGTGGCAAAAAATGGCAATATCGTGTCTCTTACAAGGATAATGATGGAACACGCAAGTATGTCAACAAGGGTGGCTTCCCCTCAAAAAAAGCTGCTGATATAGCGGCAATCGAAGTCGAACGTCAGCATAATCGCGGTGCAAATTTGGATCTTAACAAGATAACGTTAATCGACTACTGGGACAAATGGATTGAGCTGTACAAATCTGGTAAGCATTCTCGTATCACCGAAGCCCGGTATAAAACAATTCGTAAACAGTTATTAGCCTATTGGGGTGAAAGCCGTGAACTAAAATCAATTTCAAAATCAGACTGGCAGGCATTTATCAATGATTTTGGCAAAAAAAGGGCTAAAGATACAGTCAGCAAATTGAATGGCTATGTTCGCTCAATGGCTGATTCTGCCGTCGATGACCAAGTAATATATACTAACTTCACTCATAATGTTGTCCTCACTGGTAATGAAGGCCAAGCAGGAATCATCAAATATTTGCAAGTAAAGGATTTGCGCAAGCTCGTCAATTACTGCCTAGAATTTGCAGACTACGAGCATATTGCTTACTACATCATCGCAACCGGGGCACTGACCGGAGCTAGGTATTCTGAAGTTCTTGGGCTCACGTGGGATCATGTTGATCTTAAAAAGCGCGTTGTGCACATTACCAGAACGTGGGATCACAGATATGGCAGCGGCTTTGCTGCTACTAAGAACAAATCAAGTGTACGTGACATCGACATCACGAGAGAACTCGCAGACTTGCTTTTACGTCTCAAGAAAGAACAGCAAGAGGTCTACCTTGCTCAGGGATATCGTGATAGCAAACAACTATTATTTCGCAGCATACGGCATAACATGCTATCGAGCACGGCAATTAATAAGGATCTAAGGACGATCGAGAAGACTCTCGACATTTCCCCCGCGATTACTTTCCATGGGCTTAGACACACTCACGTTTCCTATTTGATTGCCAATCACGTTGACATTAACTATATTTCAAAAAGACTTGGGCATGCCAATACAATGATCACTCAAAAAGTCTACGCTCATCTTCTTGAAGATCAAAGAAAAGAGCAGGTATCCCAGACGCTACAAGCACTTTCGAGACTTTAGCTTGTGCACATTTTGTGCACCGGAGGAAAAAAACAACCGAAAATAAAAGGAAACAAAAATCCCGAAATTCCTTTATACCAGCATTCCGGGAAGCTATAGAAAGCATCTAGAAGCATAAAAACGGAGAGTAAG